TTACTTATCACTCGCCTTCGTTAACCCTGAACGATAATTACCTAACTCAAACAATCCTGTGGAAGCCAGTCCTGCGAATCCACCAGCCCATAATCGTGTTACTATTTCAAGTTCAGAGAATGGATACGCTGCTGCTCCAATTATTATCCCTATCAATAATGCAATTAGCGGAATATAATTCTTGTGCAGCGGAAAAGTAATTTTCAATAATTGAACTAAAGCTAAGACGATCGGTACCAAAATTGTTGCGAACAATATTACATTAATCATTTCTGTTGCCATTATGTTTTCCTCCTTTAAATGCTCTCCATACTTCTTTAAATCCTGTATCCATCTGTTGCTCAATGGACTTCATACTATCACTCATCTTTTTTATCGCTTCAGCAGTTTTTGCCTGTGATTCATTCGAGTTTTCCAAGTGGCGGAGCAAGAGTTTCTCTCGTTCTTTTGATTCTTCCTTATGTTCGGTATATAAATCCTTTAGTTCTTTTTCACGCTCCTGGTTTTCTTGTTTCATTTCTTTTAAATGTCCAGCAAACCATCTGACTGCGATAAACAACATAATAATAAAAAGTATCGCAAAGACGTATTCTGAACTCGCGATTTTCTCTGCGACTTGTACTTCTGTCATCAACTCACCCTTTCTTGGCAAAACAAAAAGAACGACCATTTGGACGTTCTCCATAATACTATTATTTTTTTAATCTCGGGTTTGACCATAAAAGGAAAACATGGACTTGAAAGTTAGGTCTAAGAGTTCCAATAGTTTCAACAACATTTACTTTTACTCCGTTTTCCATTAAGGAGACATTTGAATCTTCAATAGCTGTTTTCTTACCGCCATGAATATAATAGGCATCAATATAAATGATGTCTTCTTTACTAAAATCCTTTAAACCTATAACTTGATACTCATGCTTATACGCAGTACTTACTTCACCAAGGGCTTGAGAAGATATTAGTACACCGCTCCCTCTCGCCCAAAGAATTGGTGGATTCACTGCCAAAAACCCTTTAATTTTGTCATCAATTGTTTTTATTTCAGTATCGACACGTTTATGCACCCATGTCTTCGCAAGATGAAACAAGGCTACTCCCGCTATGGTGATTGCAACGCTAATTACTCCAAGGAAGATTGATAAAGTAAAATTAAGATTTGATTGAATTACTGTGATTAAGTCTTTTAGACTTTGGATTTCATAAGAATAATCTCTTGAAGTTAAAGTTTCGTTCATACATACACTCCTCTTTTAAACACATTTCGACAAAAGAGAAAAGAACCCTTTAATATTTATTAAACAATTTTCCCTTGAATTACTCCCGAAATAATCATAACCCTATCATTTGCTTTTGGTGCATAGCTACTTAAAAAAGGATATTTTTTTATGGTGGGAATTAATTCTCCATCAAATATCAATCTTGGTCTTCCGGCCGTATAATCAGGTTCAATTTTGGCGAATTTAATTGCTGATGAATCTTTACTTGCATTTATTTTTTGTGCAAAAGTGGAACGATTAATTATCGGCATTAGTTCACCTCCTATATCTGAACTACCTTGCGAACTTCATGAGACATTAACGCACCTGCTCTTAAAGGTATTGTCCATGATGTTTCTGAATACTTGTCCTTAATTCCCAATGGAGAATAAATTATTTCCAAAACATCTGCATAATCGTGCAATGGATTTATTGCTGTGCTAAATTTCAATTTGCCATATACTTGCGATGCTTCAAAGGCAATACGTTGAACATAACCATTTAGGGAGTTTTGATCAGCGATATTTTCAATTTGCCGGAAATCCGTAATTTTTCTCCCACGATTTATAGTACTAGTCGGACTATTTGAATTGTCATTGGTATAGGTACTGATTAAAGGCTCTTGCTCGGGATTTGAAACTGTAACAACCCATCGGTTTGGTGTTTCAACTAAATTCAATTCTTCTTCCATACCTGCAGACAAAATACTCTTTATATCATCTGCATAGACGTATTCAGCAGCACGAACCGAAGGACTCCGATAATAAATGCTAGTGTAATAGCCGTATACATCAACGTGTATGGGAGTGAAGTTAATAGCCCCTAATAGTTCGTTGATTGAAAATAGCTTTTCTTTACCTGGTTCAAACTCCAGATCTGTAGGTAGTACGTTATTTGTTTCTTCAATATTATGTTTATCAATTCCAGCACTTTCTAAAATGCTTATTACTGCGTTTCTATAATTAGTTCCTGCAGCTATGAAATAGCGCGAGTCAAACTTATCATCTCTTAAGACAAGTAGACCATCGTAAGCATCCACTTGTCGGATAACGCTGTTGCTATCTTCCTTCCTTGTAGGCGATCCCAACAAAAAAACACCGAGGGGAAATTCGATGTTTTGGGATGGTACATTCACTGTTTGGGTATCAATTCTTTTCATCATTTTAGGCATCTTAAATATGATCCATGGTTGAATTCGATTTGATAAATAATCAATATCGCCTTGATCCTGTATCGTGAATTTAGCAGTCCGCTTAATTTGAGCTAAGGAAGACATACTTACTTCACCATCGATTACTGAATAAAGTTCTTTGAGTTTGTTATCCTTTTTGTCCAATAAATCATACCTAAATGAAATTGCACGACTTCCATGAACACCATGAATCACATTAAGTAAATCCTCTCTACTATATAGAGGATGAGAAAACGACTGCATTAGACGTCCTCCTTAAACCAAACTTTTTCAACTGTAAAACTAATATTAAATATTTCTCCAAGATACTGCTCTACCTCACTTGTTACATCAATCGTAACGAATTCACGTCTTCCTTCTCGATCACGATAAAGCATGGTTTCTTGGCGGTCAGCGATGGCATAAAATTTTTCAACATCTGCATAATCTTGTGTGATGTAAGATAGCTCAATACTTTGCGTTTGCTCATCGCTAAAATCTGCTAAAGGATAAGCACGTCCAACAAACTGATTAAGAGTTCTGCCACGTGTTTTTTGACGATTAGTATCTTTGTTATTGACTAGTTCCACCCATTCCGAATAATCGCTAGTAATGGCTAACTGGGCGTGTTCAAAAGATACTGATGCTTGAAATATTGGACTATCACGGTATGTTTCATTCAATCCCCAAGAGCGAACATAATATTCGTATGTTTTTCCACTTGCAGGTGTGAAATCTGTAAATGGTGCACCGGTTAATACATCAAATGAAATTCGTATCCAATCTTTATTTAAAGAACGTCTATAAACTTCATTTAACATAACTAATGGCTCAGTCCCAGTCGGTTCAGGATTGGTTATGTTAAGAATAATCGACCCTCTAACTTCATCAGAAAGTGTTTCCACTATCGGAATTGCAGGAGGTGTATAAGAAACATGAATATATGATTTTTCAACATCTGAATTAATGCCGTCCACATTCTTAATTGTGAGTTGAATCACGTAATTAGTTTCATTTTCTAGACTGTAACCGATTGTATGTGCTTTATTATTGGAAGTTTGATTGGTTTCCCATAAAGTTTCAGTTTCCGATGCATCTAACACTTTAAGGTTGTACCCAACTTGTCCAACACTAGACCACTGAACAGTTGGATTTGATACAGAAACGATTGAACCATCGATAGGATTTAATGTTGTTGGCTTCGAAGGTTTGTCGCCAGCAAAGAAAGTTTTAAGTTCTGAATATGGACCGCTTAAATCTGCTTGGTCATACGTTCGAACTCTCCATTCTATTGTTCCTCTAGGTAATGTACCAGCAGGTAAATCAAAGTATTGATTGACTGAGTTTAGCGTGACAGTGTTCCATGTAGAAGACCCCTGAAGACGATAGTCTAAATCGAATTTAGATTGTGCATCTCCGTTGGAATCGTTATGTTGCCATGCGAACCGAATTATCTCTCCACAATCTTTCGTTGTGACTGGCGTTAAATTAGTTGGTGCGCTAGGAGCCACGTTGTGAATAATTGAAAATACCCCATCTGATTCATCCCACGGTCCATATGCTGAGCCATCGAATGCACGGATACGTATCTTGGCAGTGGAAGTTTGCGGTGCATTAATAAAATCATGTACAAACTGTGTTGCCCCTGCAGCCGTTAATGCGACTATATCAGACCAATTCACTCCGTCATCTGTTGATAGTTGTATTTGATATTGTAAGTCATTCGAAGCTAGTTCAACGATTTTCATATCATAATCATAAGTAGATGAAATACTAGTACCAGCAAACACATTTCCACCTAAATATGGATTGCTAGTGGAAATGTAATATGAAGAATTCTGCCCGCCATCATTAAATTCAAAAGCCAATTTTTGACCAGCCGATATATCCAAAGGTTCATCAAGTAAAAAAACAATATAACCATCACTTGGAACTGTATAATTTGTTAATGTTTTTGTTGCGTATGTCGTAGCTCCGGGAAGCCCCGAATTTTCAGTTTTGATTGCTAATGTAATGCTTATAGTTGCTATGTCCGACCTAATCGCAACGCTTTTTAATCTTCCAGTATTCTCTACGATATAAGTCTGACCAAAAGTTGTAGGTGTTGGATTTGTCGTAGACGTGGCACTCTTAGCAATTTCAATCAATTTTTCATCTTCTGAAACCAACCACTCCACCGTGTGCGAACTATTCCACGTTTCGCCCCCGTTTGGTGCAATAACTGTTGGTGCGGTTGGTGGTTGATTATAGGTTACAGATAGTTTTGGTCTATTTGCTACATTTCCTGTGTATTCAGATGAATAATAATAAACTCTATCATTTGAACCGTATGTTCCACCGTCATCCCTTAAATACAAACCATGATTTTGTTTTAAACCAACGACCCATGAATTTACTAAAGATGTTACGTTCCATTCCTTCGCACCGTTATTTAAACCGGACTGAATTCCGTAATTTTCCGAAATATTATAAGTTGGTTTGTTAGCGTAAGTAACAATATTTTCTTCCCATGTTGCGGTTGCCTCATAACATACTACTTGTATCGGATATTCATTTCCTGCTTGAACAAGTGTCAGTTTTGAATCTTTTACTTGCACATTTGAAGAAATAGCCGATAAATCAAACCGTATTAGTGCTGCTACTTCAGCCGTTGCCATTCTGCCCGCTGAAATTGTATCCGCACCACCGTAATTAGTGGAAGAGTAATAAGAGGCAACGTAAGTATCTTTACCTCCCGTACCTGGCTGAATCGTAACCGTAGGGTCAATTTCTACAGGAAAAGTAAGTCCCACTAAATCAGCAACAAGATCAAGATATACTTTCCCGTTGCTTTCTGTTCTTAAAGTTTGTGATACATCTCGTTCCATTCCGTTCGCATCTATCAACCATGCAGGTGCAAGCTTAAGTTGACCATTCTCACTTTTTAAGTCTTCGGATAAATATCCTTTCACTTCGAATGAGAAATTTATTGGTGCTTTATCAGTTTTTACGATGATAGTTTCTTTAATTCCAGATGATGTCACTTTAAGTTCAACATCTGCATCATTCCACACATCTTGATAAACAATTGTTGAACGATCATTTTCAGAAAGCGAACCCATTGATGGACTAGCTTTAACAGGTTTGAAAGTTAATTTGTCTGCACCTTTTCCAATAGTATACCCTCGCATGAAATTCTTTGGTATTTTAGCTTCAAATGGCACTTTGAGTGCTTGAAAATCAAACTGTCCTCTGTCCATTACTTGCTTCTGCTTAGCAGTTTTGGCTAATTTTTTAGCTTCATCGAATTTTCCCTTAGCATGCTTAGAAACAGGCACATCGATCAAATCAAAATCCGCTTCATCATATAAATCAGTGTTGATATTGTGAAGATTTCCTTCTTCATCATCAAAATGAACAAAACCTGAATGAATTTCAGTGGTATAGGAACCATCAAAATTCATCCAAGTCTTAGAATTAGGAGTACGTTTGTTCAACATTTCCCCTACTTTGAAATTGTTTGTTGGCATCTAATCACCACTTCCTAATTTGCATTCCATGCTTGTTGATCAAATAATTTCACAACATCGTTAAACTCTTTTACGTTTTTAGCATCAATCGTTACATAAATGGGACCAGCTTTAGCTCCACCGGTTGCGTTATTCATACCTGATTGACCTTTGTGATTGACTAACATATCCACACTCAATTCTTGTTTAATCTGACGTTTCAATGAGTCCATTTGAGAATGAGTATCTAAAGGATTCATGGTTATTCCAGATAAACTTGGCATGGCCAATTGTGGAGCAAAGGCATCTGTCAATTTATTTGCAAAATCCGATACTGAATTGATAGCAAGATAACTGGTTTTATCGATTCCATTCACTACACCTGGCGCAAACCATTTTGATATATCTTCAAACGCTCTTGAAGGAGAGTGAGTATCTGTATCCTTCTTGAATCTGTTTAGCAATCCCTTTGCAAAACCTCCTATGGCCGCTAATCCTTCACCAATCTTTCCAGTAATCCCTTTAATAACCCCATCGATTAACGCTGCACCTGCAGAAATCATGTCACCAACAAACTCGCGAACTTTGCTAGGCATTTTGGCGATCTGTTTCCCTAATTCCAAGACAGCTTCAATTGTTTTCGTCTTTACTTTTTCCCATGCATCTTTCACTGCGTTCGAAACTTTATTCCAAATTTCAATCGTTTTCGCTTTGATTTTGTCCCAGTTCGCAATAATTAGAATTGCTAGACCAATTATTGCCGCTGTTACCCATCCAATAGGTCCCATAGCAATAAGCCAAGCCGCTGCCATTCGCCCTGCTTGTAATAATGCCTGTACACCCATCAACACCCATTTGGCCACAAACTGTGCAGAAGTAACGATCATGCTTGCAATTGCTTTTTCCATAGCTTTTCCTGTTGCCAATGTCCATGCTGCAGCAACTTTAGCCGCATGAATTAACGATTGAGCACCAATTAAAGTCCACTTTGCGACGAATTGTGCTGATGTAACAACCATTTTTGCGCTAGTTTGTAGCATAGATTTGACCATCATGCCCATTCCAGTTACAAATTTCGCTCTCATCAAAGAGGTTGCTGTCATTACTGCAGTCGCTGACCCGCTAAATAATGTACCTAAAGCAATAATGTTTGGTGCGATTGCTAGCAAAATACCACTCATCACGAGAACTGCAGCGCCAATTTTACCGATGATAGGATGGTTCTCTATCATTGCATTTGTCCACTCGATCACTGCATTTGCTAAAGTTAAAACTTTTTCACCCATTGGAGCAAGAGCAATTCCGATATTAACAATTGCTCCTACTATATTCCCAATTGCTGAGACGACCACTGGACCATTCGCTTGTACGTAATCAATAAAATTTTGAAAACCTTTATTTGTGGATAGAGTAGACGACCACTCTTTAAACCGTTCCATCATGTTTTGTAAACTAGTCATCATGTCCGAGGATGATGGAGCAAATGCTGCAAAAACATTAATAATTCCTTGAAATGCATCACTGAAAATAGATCGTATTTTCGGCATGTTTTCTTTTACGTAGTTCACAAACGATTGAAACTTCGTGCTTTCACCAAGTCCTGCTGCCCATTGTGCGAAGCTTTCTGACATATCTAAGAAACCATTTGATGTGCTTTCGGCTAATGGTCCAAATGCCACCATCATGCTCATAATTCCCTTTGCGAAGTTTCCGATGGATTTGGTTATGGTTTCAAGCATAGGTCCTGCAGAAGTATTCAAGTAGTTGAAAAATGCTTGTACACTTTCTGACTTAATCGATACAGATAGACTATCCATTAATCTATCTACTGCACTTGTCACAACTGAAAACATAGGCTTTAACGCCGTTAAAGTGGCGCCAAATATTGAAAGTGCTTTTGTGTAAATAGTGATAGTCTCAGACTGTAAACTATTCGCGATACCACTCCAAACACTCTTTAACTTACTCATTGCAGATAGTGCTTTTGTTTGCTCGTCGTTTAGTGAACTTTGTATACGTGTCATTTTTTCAAGTATTTTATTTCGCTCTTTATCTCCATTAGCCAAAGCTAGCTTTTCTTGAAGTTTCTTTAAATCAGAAGATGCACCAAATACTGCTTTTAAATTTGAAACAGCGAGAGCTCCAAATGCAGCGGCACCTACTCCAGCTGTGGCGAATGCAGAACCTAATGCAAATGTGGATCCTGCAAGCGTTCCAATCATTGGTCCTAGATTCCCAATCAATCCTGCGAGGGATGCAATAACTGGCACCAATGCTGGACTGAGAGTTATTCCAATACCTCTACTGGTCATTTGCATTACTTCTCCGATACTTCGAGAGAAGTTTGCGATTCTACTCATCGTGTTTTGATAGTTAACCCATGAAGACGTTATCGGAACAATAATTCTCTCTCGACTGAGCGTTCTTGCTACAACTGCTACTTCGGCAGCTTTGCGCATGAAGGCTGAAATATCGGCGCCAATTGTTTTTTCACTTCGCTTCAAAACACGTTTCGCTTCACTTTGTACTTCGGCTGCTTTTCTCATAAACTCGGAGATGTTAGCACCTATCGGTTTGTTTGCTTCCATTGCAGTTTCACGAACTTTCTTGTCCACTTCTCTCATTTTGTTCATGAAATCTTTAATCTTGGCACCTATGTTGGCTTGAAAGTTTTCTGCCATCCTACTCACTCCTTTCTAACGAGCTATGGTTTGTATTTCTTCATAGCTTTTTTCGCTTTCATATATCTTTCGACATGGAGTTTACTGGAGCTAGAAGTTTTCTTCCCTAACTCTTTTTTTGCTTTATCAGCATCAAATACATCTTTTAAAGAAATTCGTTTTTTGCCCTTCACTTTAGCTTGAAAAATAACTTGAATAGCTAGGCTTTCATAATTATCTATTTTGCGAAGTTGATAACCCTTCACAAAATTCTTGAATTCCCGAGGAGTCCACGAATATATAACTTCCGTATCATATATCTCAAACATTTGAGCGGCATCTATTAGAAGTTGGTCATAGTCTATCCCTGAATTTCGATTCGGCTCTCTATCATCAAGTTGTACATTTTCAAGTTCTCCGCTTTCTCTTCGTCCGTTTTGCCAGAGTCCTTCATTAGCTCTAGATTCTTCCAGAAGGTCTTTGCTCGTAGTTTGAAAAAACCCGATTCATCCACCGCACGGAACGCTTCTTGGAATATTTGTTTAGGATCGTCGTCGTTTTCCAATCTTTCTTCGATTGCTTCTTCAATATCCGAGAGGCTGGGCTTCACTTTTAAATGCTCAAGTGCACATTCCCAAAATGCAACGAGATGTTCATTCGAATATTGTAAAAGTGACATATAGAGTGTCATAAACCCATTTGATTTTTTACCATTCTTATCTGCTTCTCCATACTTTTCATCTGCCAACCGATCAAATTTAAACGTACATTTCCCTTCATATTCTTGCCCTTTAATCGTCAATCGTGCCATATTCCTTTTCCTCCTCCGAAATTCAGACTAATAATCAAATAAAAAAGAGCCACTTAAATGTGACTCTTAGTGTTATGGCGTTACTGGAGCCAGTTCTTGATCAGGAAACTCACCCGTGGAAGTTCCCGGTGCTTCAAATCCATATCGAGCGAAGTCGATTACTTCTGCTGGTAATGGCTCAATTTCACCTTCCTGTGTTTGCCCAATCACTTGAACTGTTGCAGAAATCTCAACAAAATTATCTTGTGGTGAGGATTTTTCCACACTTTCAACGATGACATACCCAAACACTGAATCATGTTTACCATTTGCATTTAAATTAATATCTACTTCCCAAATTTTTAATTGCTTTTTGTTTTTAATGGCATCTAGTACTGCTTTTTGTCCTGGATCATCAGATTGGCTAAATGCAGTAAATTCAAATGATTCACTGTTTTGTCCATAACCCACAATACGACCAAACTTTGTTTGTTCATCAATGATTTCGTTTTCGATTGAATAGCTATTCTCAGTCAAATGACCAATTACCAAACCACTCGCAGCCAATGCTGCATCAGTGGATTGCACTAAAAGAATAGTATCTTTACCTTGTTGCATGTGCTCTTCAACTCCTTAATTGTTTTGAATAACATATTTCATTCGAAGTATTCCATGTTTTATTCGTGAATCTGCGTCGTCAATTACTTGAATGGTGTCCACATCCACTTTCTTAATGACAAAGCCAGTCATTTCTATTTTCTTTGATAGTGCTGATAAACAATGGTTTAAAATGTCATAGCTTTCTTTTTTCCCTGCATACGTAGACCAACTATTGATGACGATAGAAAGTTCTTCGCCAAAAGATTGTTTCGTATTATACGGCAGTGAGATTGGCTCATTCACAGTGACATATGGATGCAGTTGATCTTCTCCAATATAATCAAAAACGCCCGTTACTTTTTTAGCCAAAGCTGTATCAGTAGACAGACGTTCATATATGCCTTTTTGCAATTCTGCCATTGCTGTTTGAATCATTTACTCACCTTCCAAGCTTTCTCATCTCCGACCGAAAATATCGTTGTCCTTCATCGATTGCAGGAAACCAATAAGGCTGTGCTCGCATACCAGAAGTGACAACAAATCGACCTAGCTTCTCGCTATAATAGGTCCATGGCGTTTTTCGACCATTTCCCTCCACTGCATAAATTCCAGTGCCAAATTCCACGTATACCGCATAATGAGCTGTTACTTTAACGACTGCAGATAACCCATCCGATGAAATTTCCATCTCAATCGAATCTCTCAAGTTTCCGTCATCTACTGGTGCTAACAATTTTGCTCTTGCACGGATGATGGAAGCTGTTTCTATGATAATTCGTCTAACTTCTTCCAAGATGTCCTCACCATATCGTTTCAGTGCTCTCTCTAATGCTTTGTGGCCAAATGACACCTTTCCACTCTTAGCCATTTGCAACTAACTTTAGCGATACCTTCATGACTTCATGCTGACCGCCTTGATCTTGTGGTTTCCCCACTAATTCATATGTTTCAGCCAGGAAAGCACAACGCATATTTTCGTGAATGTCAGTGCGATAAGAATAGTAAAGGTTACGATCCAACGGGTTTTGAAGTTGTTGTGCTTGAAATATCTCACCGCTCGATGGCGTGTCCATAAAAGCCGAAATAGTTAGAACAGCTTTCCATACTATTTCATAACCTCCTGAGCCGTCAGGAATTTTCGTTTGCTCCAAAAATGTCACTTGGTGTGGATATTCATTAGAATGCACGGAATTTCGCCCTCCTATATGGCCGAATCAAGCGCTTGACACTTTCAGGCACTTCTAAATTATACGAATAAGAGACAGAACCCATAGAACGAGATTTTAAACTTGCCTTTTGCATGTTCATCTCGATGACTTTCGCCATATAGATTTTCACTCCACCAGGTATTCGAATTGTACCGTCTTCCAAAATACCACCAAAATCATTATTCGTTTGAATTTGGACATCTTCGAATATCATCGGCATCATGGTTTGCAAATACACATCATGCTTCGTGTCTGTCCATTGGAGGATGCCCTTGATTTCTTCGATTTCAGATGTAGTGGGAATGTATTCTAGAATCAAATCGCTCACCTACTCCCCGAGTACTAAGTCTATTAGCTCCTCTTTTTTTGCAGTTGATGGATACTCAATTTCCTCTTGATCCAAGAATGCTTTCAAGTCGTCATTCTTCACTTTCTCAAGTTCTTCGCGAGATAGCGTAAAATAATCAACTAGCTCACCCTCTTGTCCCTTTTGATTATCAAGAGAACCATCGACAAGTTTATAACCTTTCGCCTTATACACGACGTCGTAAGCGCGTTGAGTGACCTGTTGTTCTTTCCCGTTTAGATCAACCACTTTAATAATGCTATCTAAAGCTTTTACATAAGTTGTCATCAATCATTACCTCCAAATTTATTTATTATGGCGTTACAATTTCAGGTGTTAATGCAGCAAATGCTTCTGGTTTAACATTCATGTAGCCAATATGCATAGTTGCTCGTAATGCGAACATGTCTCGTTCGAATAAATTGATAGGCTTTCCATCAGCACCTACTACAGAAGACAGTTGTGCGTCTTCTGAAACTGCGTATTCAATTCCCTGTAAGATGCCATATCGTGCATAGTCCCAATCTCCAATTAATGCTGCTGCTTTCGTCGTATCGAACGCTTCTGGTTTCGCATAAGTCAACGCCATACCTTCTAAGTCGTTCAAGTTTGTGTAATATCGTTCTCCATTTGTTACATTCTTAGCGCGTCGCATGTTCTGTTTAAATGTATTTGTTGCTGTTGCACCATCTGGATTGAAACCACCAGCTTCAATCAATGCCATTGCATCAAATACTTCATCTTGTAAATCATCACCAGAACCAAGAGCGATTAAGTTCCCTGCGTCTGTCGCACCAGTAAAGATAGATTTTCCGCTTGTATGTGTAGCAAATGGAGAATTTGTACCGAATAAAGCAGCGATATCGAAAGTTTCATAAAACGCTTCTGCAATTAACGGTTTCACTTCGTTAAAGAACTCCTTCGCTGTGTAACGTAAAAATTCTTTCGAAAACGGGATAATAACTGCAAGCTTTTCTGCTGTCATTGACGCTGTTAACCATTCCACTTTAGAAGTTTTAATAACTTCTGTTTCAGAAACCCAGTAAGCCCCTGCTCCTTTTGCTTTAAAGGAGAAAGTTTTCTTCGGTTTTGTCATCGGTTCATTCTTCGCTAACTTCATCACAGTTGACCCTTTAATAACATCTTCAATGATTAAGCCGCCTGTTTCTTCTGGGATGTTACCTGATTTCGCATCCGACATTAACACATCATCAGGTGTATACGTTTGTGTTGCGAAGAATTGTAATCCGTCGTTTGCTAATGAAAGTGGAAATGTTAAAATCGATTGAATATTTTTTTCTGCCATGTGTGTTGCCTCCTATTGGTTTGTATTGCGCACGTTGTGTGCTGCCGCCATTTCTTGAATGGACTTGATTGTCGTCGGTTGACCTGAAGATCCCGACTGTAGATTTCGTCCATTCTCTTTAAACTTTTTATCCACTGCTTCACGTACTAAGTTGTCTAAGTCTTCTTTTAGTTCACCTAGTGTTGCTGTTGTTGCACTTTCATCGTCACCTAAAAACTTATCAATGTACTTTGAAGCGAATTTTGCTGGTAAATTGTTATCTGTCGCATACTGCATAGCTTTTGATTTTAATTCAGCATGCTTAGTAGCTTTTTCGCCGTTAGCTATTTTCTCCTCAAGTTCTCGAATACGTTTTTGCTCTGGTGTTTCTTCAGGGTTACGCTTTCGTACTTCAGCTTCTACTAAAGATTCAAGATTGTTTGACTTCCACGTTTCCAGTGCTGTGCTATGATGTTTGTCCTTTTCACTATCGATGTAACTTTTAACTTCTGCATTAGTCGTCAATACCGATGGCATGTCACTTTTTTCGATTCCTTTTAAAAGATAAGTATCAAGTGCTGCTTTATCGCCTTTTTCCACTAATGTTTTTAACTGATCTAGTTCGTATTTCATTCCTATTTCCTCCTTAGCCCTTTGCACGCTTTCGTCCACAAAACGCATAATAAATAAGCCTGTTTATGGACTATTGCTCAAAGTCCGCTAATTAACGCATAGTTGCGAGATGATGGATCACCTTTACTTTCTCGAATTTGACTTCTTGAAACTCAAGTCCACCACCACCTTTATTAAGAATTGTGTGCTACAGATACTCCGATGATGGTGATCTTTCAAAAATCTTTTCGGAATTCTTAATATCACTTAGGCTTTTTGCATCTAAAGTGACATATGTTGTAGATTCTTTACGTCCTTGGCGTTTCAATTCTATTAAAATCTCGCTAAGTGTATTGTCTATTGATTTTAGATACCTTTCACTCTTATCAATCACTTTTGTCACACCTCACTTAATTTTTTAGACCACTCCTCATAACTGATGTAAGGAATTACCCTACTAGGAGGCTGAATCTGCTTTTTAGCACGCTTAAGTGCCTGAATATACGTTAATGCCTCATTCGCCATTAAATCATCAATTCGGTTAGCCAATTTGCGCTGATACTCGCTATCCATGTAATCGCGTTCGCGACGATACTCAGGAAGTTGGCCATTCACTTTCATGATCACTACGCAGCGACATTGTATGTCCATTTCTGCTATGCCCCATAGTCGAGGTCCTTTTGATTTCCATGTCTTGTAATGAAAATACCCATCTTTATCAGCTTCATCAGCATCTAGCTTTCTGTGCGACATTCTGACACGAGAATCTAACATCGATGCCCATACCTTCGTCATTGTTGCATGCTTTGTAGCTTGATCAAATACTTTTTCTGCTGCAATACTTCTACTTCTTCCAGCTTCCGTTCTAGCAACTAGTCTTGCTTTCTTAGAAGAGAATCCCACTTGCCTTTCAATCCTCTTCGCAATGTCTGTATAACCTTCACCAGCAATTAGTCCTTGTGCTATTTCGATGTTAATTTTCCGCACAATTTCATTGCGATGTGCTTCCAATACTTTTGGCAATGTTAGTTCAGCGATAGGATTTAACAGAACTGATTTTATAGTCTCCGAAGAAGGAATACTAAAACCCATGTTAGGTGCTGGTGTTACACTCTGCTCGATGATGTATGCAGTCATTAAATATTTCGATACATATTGATATTCGTTTTGCTCCTGGATGATCTTCACTAGGTCACGATAATGTTCTGTTAACAAGTCGCTAATTAATTTCATTTCTTTCTGATATCGATTGTACTTATTGAGTTCAGTGAAACTTAATTCACCATTCCTTTCAAACTTACGAAACATTTCAGATACCTGAAACAGAATTGTTTTTAATCGTTTGTTAAACACCTTTTCAATGTCACTTTCGGCTTTAGCAAGCGATTTATTTAAAAGCTCCTCAATTTCGAGTTGATTCATCTTCATCACCGTCTAACGGTTCTAATTTCGTTCCATAGAGAAGTTCGTCTTTAGTCATTTCTTCTAGCTCAAACTGCACATCGTCAACAAATGTTAGTAGCGACAGTCTAGTCTTTTCACTTACATTACCTTTGAGTGAAGTTGTTGCTTGAGCTTCATCCAAAATATTTACTGGTAGATTCCGTTTAAATCCAAACCACACCTTGAGATAATCATCTTTGCTGAATCCTTTCCGAGATGCCCAAGCACTAAATAATACTTTGAACTGGTATCGAAGTGACGACACGAACTTTCGTTCCATCGTGATACATTTATTCTCGAGAGCCATTACTTTAAACTTCATTGCAATTCCTGAGGCGTTTCCTGCAAAATCTTCGTCTGCAAAATTCACAGACTTTGCAAAGCGCAAGATATTTTGTTCTAAACGATTCAAGTGATTTTCAATCATTTGATCATTAATATCTTTCGTCAGGTATTTTACATCGTCATCTTTTTCAAAGAGTTCAAACACGCCTGTTTTCTTCAAGTTTTGAAGTGTTTCCTCATCTGCTCCTAAACCCTTAAGAATGAGGTAAGCGAGACGATACTGCTCTATCTCATTGGAGGCATCAGACAGTGTTCGGTCATAAGCATCGATTAAAGCTAACACTTTCTCCGCATCTCCTTTGAGCTCCATATTGTTTGCTACTCCAAACAATGGATTATATTCAAAAAGGTGCAGTTGTTGCTCTAACTCTGTAAATTGCTTTCCTTTTTCTTGTTTGAAGAAATAGATAAGCGCATCGTCATAGAACTCTGCATAAATAGTTTCTCCAACACTGTAATAGCGTATAGAATATTCTGGCTCATGCACATCTTCACCGATGAAAACTACTTCCCATGGATTGATATTCTTTATTCGTTCGTTACCCTCAGTATCGACATAGGCGAGCCTTGCACTGATACCACAAATTGCGGCCATTTTACCATACTCCGAATCAACATCATCTGCATTGTTACGTAATAAAAACGTTTCAATCTCATTTTTGAGCGATTCGTTATTGTTGTCTACGTTGTAACTAATTGGATGACCAAACATATACCCAACTTTCGTATCCACAATGTCCACATCGAACGCATTGTTAAGTAAGTTGTTCACCTTGTCATCTAATCGACGAACATTTCCACCAGTCTCGAAATCTTCGTACTCAATTGTCTCTCGCTTAAATATCTTTGGACCATCTATATCAGCTTTATACCGCTTATATAGTTTGAACATACGATCTCTGTCGTTTTTATGTGCGTCGATGATATCGCTCACGATACTCGCTGATATTCCCACTTCGTCGATTAGTTTTTTGTAATGTAGCATCTACTCACCTGCCTAATTTTCTTGTGCGTTTTCGAATCGGTTCTAAGCTGTACCTAAATGCATCGATTAAATGGTTAAATTCATCAATAGGCTTATTAATCATTTGACCTTCTTTGTTACGATCCCAAACATAGTTGGAAAGTTCATTGATAAAATTCACACATGATGGATGCACGATGATTTTGAACTGTTGAATAAACTGAATTCCTGCACGAACACTGTCTGGTCCTTTTTCTGCCGCCTTAATTCTTCTCACTCCTGATTTACGAAGTTCCATGATGGTTCTAGGTTCAGAAGAGTCTGCAACAATTAGTTCTTTTTGATAGCCTTTTTCAAATATTTTCTCTGCTATTTCACTTGTAAGTAATCCTTTTTCATAAATCTCATCGAACACGTATATTTCTAAATTTTTGACGTCAACGATTGATGCTGGCATAGCAGATGGATCTACAGTAAAACCAAAGTCGAGTCCGAAAGCAGATTTCACACCTTCGCGTTTTGCAATTTCGGAATAGTCAAAAGCATTTACATACCAGTTAGTGAAGATTGCACCTTCAGAGATACCCCATTCGCCAAGACCTTCGATTTTGTATCGTCTCGGGTTATGCTCTTTCATCCACTCAAATAGTTCGATGTCGTCTTGACCAAGGAATTCATTGCATAAATAATTCGTTGTAATCGCTAATACATTCGCACTCACGGCATCAAAAAAACGCTTCTTCAACCAATGGCGTTCATTCCACGGGTTAAAGGTAAGCGTTATTTGTTTGAAATATCCATCTGGTAATTCTCCACGAATGGACATATCTACTTTGTCGAAGTCATCTTCATTCACGATTTGGTATGCTTCCTCAAACCAAGCCCAACAGAGAAACCCTACTTCCACGGTTATGGACGTGATACTCATTGGATTGTCTAATCCTCTAAAAAGAATCTTCTGCCCTGTAGGCTTATAAATAATTTCTAAAGGACTTAAACGAAACTCCCATAAGTGATCAACTTGCAAACGTTTAGTTGCCCATTTTAGCTGAGTGTATGTTGAATCTTTATGGTCTTTGAATACTTTACGTACCACAAGTGTATTAGCAAGTGGATATTCCATCATTCGAGTGATAATGTTCAAGGCAGTTGTAGTTGATTTCTTAGAACCACGGCCACCTTTTACAACTCTGTACCGACCTTTGTAATTCCAGAACTCTTTATAGCCTTTACCGACTACTTTTTTTAGACTGACATTAGTCTTCAAGGTCATTTTGAATCACTACCTGTTGGACTCCCTCAATCTGTTGCTTGTCTGTCCACATTGCATAGCGCTTACCAAGAAGTTCGGCTGCTTTAGTTCTTGCCATCGTATCAGAACGTTTTTCATGCGTCTCTACAGCTGCACCTGTTTCATCCCCGACCACTAAAAGCATCTCATCTTTCAACTCACCTCGCATAACAGAAGTAAGATATTTCAAAACTTCATCTTGCTCAGCAATTGACTGTTTTCGCAAATCCTGCAATCGTTTCTCGATATATGCTTTAATACTAGGTTTTTCGAGGTTTTCTTTGCCTATCGCATATGCGGTCTTTGGACTATACCCAGCATTAATTGCAGCTTTAGTTACTTCACCTAAACGAATATACTCATCGGCAAATCTTGTCTGTCTCTCATTCAGTTTCACCATCTCTCACCCACTTTCACGCTATTCGCTTTTTTAGATATAAAAAAAGCACCACATGGGATGCTTAAAAACCTATTTATTATATTCTTCTAACCCTAACTTTTCTTTCAATGCCCTCTAATTCAAGGTAATAGCTCATACTATCCTTATAAATTTTAACTGTTGGTCTATATTTGTATCTATATCTATAATAATATTCTACCTGTTCCCACCTTTCGCCATTCGTCAATTCGAAGATAGTCTCGCCATCAAAACCTTCAGAATCACCTTCAAGCCTCGCTTCTTTGTAAAGTTCCATATTTACACCTCCTATTTACACAATTCGCCAAATAAAAGGTATTTCCTTCTTTTCCCATCAAAAAACGCCACTCCATTTTCGGAAAGGCGCTTTAAATTCTTATTTAGTTTTACTAACTTAGTATATCCCCTACACATGCACTGGCTGCGTAGATTCAATACTGCTTATTTATAGAGTAACACACTAGTCGTCAAGTACGTGTGTAATATTTTGTCACATTTCGAAGAAACATTTCGAACATACCCATATGACAAATTTAATTCGTCGGATATCTCTTTTAAGGACTTGCGATCAACGATTACTTTTTTCATGATTGTATATTCATTGCTCGTTAATTTCCCTAACGCTTTCTCGTAATCCCTCTTCATTTCTTCGTAGTGCACTTTACGCTGCAGAATTTCATGTTTGCGTGAATGGAGGTGATCTATTCGCTCAATTGCTTCCTTCGAACCGAATTTCGTTGAGCCTATGCTACCCAACATATAGCTGCCCTTTCCGAACCAATAATCCATATCTGCATTGACTCGTTCTAGGTCCAGTTCGATTGTTTCAAGTGTTGCACACAAATCCAAATAGTTAGCCAACATTTTCACTTAAACCGACCCCCTTTATTTATAAACCATCTAACCCTTGTTTTCTCTGTTTGATTTTCTTGCGTTCTGCTAAATCGATTACGAGTATTGCAAGTTCAATTTTCTTTCGCTTCATCTTTTTCGAGATGTTAAGCAGAGATATTTCACTCTGCCACATCTCAATAAATTCCTTGATTTCTTGTTCAGTAAATCCTAAATCTATATCAATCTGATCCAGAGCAAAATACTTCATCGCTTGTTACGCAACCATTCCTTCTTACTGGCACGAGCAAACCCTTCTGTGTGACCTTCTCGCCACCCTCTAGCATGTCCTTTTGTTTCTCCATCGACTTTGCCGATGAACATTCCTGCAACAAATCCGAATAATACCATCATGAGTAGCCAAAACAGTTCCATGTTTCCACCTCATTTCGTTACGACTTTCCATCCTTCTTTTTTAAGTGCTCTGAGCTCTTTACCTTCGAACCGGTCGTAAAGCCAATGTTCTCGTATTCCATCGTCTAGCTTGAGCAAGAACCAACTACCTTTACGTATCATCTTCATACAATGCACCTTTTGGGGACGTTCCACCTCAATCGTAATTCCGTGTTTGTTTTGCATACGCACGCAACTCCTCAAGGTTTCTATGCCGATGGTCACAATTACCACACTGGATAAAGGAAGCATAATCAAGAACATATTCGAGATCTCCTAGCGGTTGCCAAAGACCACAGTTATCACAAGAGACTAGCAACGGGTAGTACTCTTGCTTTTTCATACCATCCCTTCTTTTCTGAGAGATTTTGAAACTTATCAAAGCATAAAACGTATCAATTATTATTAATAAATTTTAAGGAGATGTCCGATGAATAAACTGACATTTAATTTATTAGGGTTGTTAATAATTTTTATTGGATTTAAATTTTACTATGTTGAACCGAGCACCAATCTAATAAAACAATACAGTGAGTCGTACGATTTTGCTTTAACTCCATTTACAGAAAGCAGAAGCTTCGGTACAAAAGAACATTTACATACAGAAGAATTTTTACTAGAAAATCAAAAAAACATAACCTCTTTATCAATTGGATTTTTTGAAATTACTAGAGATTTTCAAAAAGCAGCAATTTTTGTTGTAACTGGAATCACAATAATTTTTGTAAATAACAGTAGAAAGTTATTAGATTTAATCAAAAACTTGAATACTTTTTAATCAAAATCAAATATGAGGAGCAATATCATGAATTTATTTGAAAATGTCGATTTCCCAACTGAACAGATCATTGGTCCGTTAGTTGTACTAATTATCACCATGGTAATTGCCGCATCAGTATATAAAATACTTTTAGGAAAAATCTTGCCACCAAAGGTATTTGACTTTTTCTTCGGTCCAGTTTGTTTATTTGGATTTTACTTATGGGCAATCCCAATGCAAATGGGTTTTTATGATGTATTCAAAAATTATTTTAATTAACATATTGGTTATTGATTAACACTTCCCTTAAAGACATAATGAATCTAATCAAATAATGTTGGAAGTGAGTGAGAAGCTTGTACATATTAATCAGAAAATACAAAGAAAATACAGAAGTCCTGAATAAATCCAATAGTGACTTTTTCAAAACATTCAAATCAATTGATGACGCGAACGAATTATGCGAAAGGTTAAATCGGTTACTATCTAAAGATAAACATTGGAAAGTTGATGAAGTGAAAAATGTATAAATTTACTTTGTACATCTAAAATTAATGATTATTCTTATCAAAGTTCGGAAAAGCCTTTCTAGCTTCTACAGGTATAAATTCTTTAAAATGGCCACTACTAGCCAATTCCTTAATTTCATCAATCGAATGTTCTGAAATAGCTATAGGAATACCACGTTCATCTATGACGATATCTCCTAATTTCAATTCGTTCGGTTGGCGGTTAAGCCCTTGCCAAAAGGTATTATTCTGCTTCATTGTTATTCTCCTTTTTGTTGTTTAATGGACGGAAAGTTCAGCAGCTTAACCGCAACTGACCATTTGATTCTCTTATAAATTCAGTTGCAAAATCTTCTTTTAACAGCACTTCAAATATTGCTTCAAGTACTTGTACTACAATGCTATTTCCTGCTTGATGGTAAAGTGTTCCGTTTAAACAACCTTCCCTTGACGGATGTTCTTTTAGAGCAGCTTCAAAGTCTTCATCATCGAATCCCATCAATCTCCAACATTCACGCTCTGTGAGATATCGGAAAATCTCACCTTCAATCCTCACTACTCCGCTGTTAGGACACCTCATTTGCTTTGTGGTGATTGTATTTACGTAATTTTTCACTTCGTCTAGCATTCGACCGCCAAAGGTTCCAGGAACAACCGGTTTTCCAGGCAACTTCTTAATCATGCTAGGTTGCCTTATGACGTACCTTTCATCAACTTCCGATTCTAGAAACTCCTCTATAGATCGCATTGGACATTTTCGTAACTTGTTAAAATCAAAGTTATGATTACCTAATATCGAAACTGTAAAAATTCTTTCTCTTGCTTGCGGTATTCCAAAGTCCCTTGCATCTAGCACTTGATAAGAATTGGTATACCCTAACGATTCCATATCTCTCAAGTAGTGATTGAAAGCAGGTACCAACTTTTTTGACAGTACATTTTTTACATTTTCCCAAATTACAACTTTTGGTTTCCATACGCCCAGATTTTCAATAATTTTAAGTGTTTCAAACAATAGAGAACTTCTGGTGCCGTCCTCTATATTTCCACCATATTGTTTTCCAGCAATTGAAAAATCCTGACAAGGTGATCCATGAACAAGGATATCTGGTTGCAAGGAATAACCGACTACACTTTCCGACTTGTAGCGATTATCGAACATAGCATTGTAAGTGCTGACTGCTTTCTCATTCCACTCTACATAATCAATTGATTTATGTTCGATGCCAAGATTGATTAAGGCTTTTCTTGGAGCACCAATTCCACCGAACAATTCAAGAATTTTTATCAAACTTTTCACCTCTTAATGCTGCATTTTATTAGTCTGGAACGTCTGAATCACTCGTCATATTTCACACAAACAACCACTTTAGGATTGTTGCTGTAAAATTTGCGAACAGTTAATTCCACAACTTGGCTGTCGTCATTCCAGATAATTTTGTTCATCCCGTCTTTTACTCCTTTTACATAGTTGTCTACATCCGGCTTTGTGATTGGCCGTAGTTGCCCAGCTTCAATCAGCTTTTGCTTGGGCTTTGTCTGCAGGGCTTTCGGGATTGATTTGTAAATATCTACGTGCAAAACAATTGGCCCTTCAATCAAATTGCTTGGTGCATGTTGACTAGCTACCAGTTGAACATACTGTTTAAAATCTCGCGACTTGAGTGGATCGTATAACACCGTTTTCCCTTTTGCGGTTTTTCCAGCTCTTGGGCGGCCTTGAGCTACTGGCTCGCCCACTATTTCAAACAAAATGGACTTCATTTGCGTAACTTCGCCTCGTAGGAGAGAACTTCGTCAATCGTTACTTGACGTTTTTCGAACTCCGCATCTGCTTCTGCTTGCTTGCGTTTGCAAACTGGACCATAACCATCCTCAATGGACCTTGCAGTTTTTAATACTCGATTACAACGATTGCATTGTGCCATATAGTTCACTCCTAGATTTTAAATTTGGTATTAGTTCCGACCTACGAATTTCATATCCATACAGATATAGCCATTCTTCGTAAATTTCTCGCCATTATCTATCCATCCCGAATCGATAAGCCGTTCATGGTCTGCTCGAAACTTCGCTAAGGTATCCGCCATAATTAACCGGGTAATAACACCATTTTTCTTTTTCGATTCCATACCTGCACCTCCTACCAGTTTTTGAAGCATGAGTCATACAAACTTTCGATGTATTGGGCATGCGCTAGTCGTTTTGCTAACTCTTCGCTTGGCTCCACTGCCATTTTCTTTTTTAAGATTCGTGGGATTCGTTTGATCTCATCCCCATCTGTCGTTTGTCGTCGAACAGCTTTGTAATCACCAAATCCTCGTGCGCGATTAACCACAAAGACAAATGAATGGCGGATTAATTTTCCTTGGTCGTTTATAAATGTCGAAGAAAATTGGCTAACTAGATAAGCCTCTTTCTCAATCTCTGCCATTTCTTTCGAACCGGTGTTGCGATAGTCCTCAGAGTACCTGTTCATTTGGCACCTCGTTCTCCTGCTCATAATCTCGTTTAATGCGCTCGATAGTGGTTATATGCAAAAGTTCGTGATAAGGCATGCTGCCAATGGGACGACCTTCAGGAGTTTCTGTGATGCCCATGGAACGTAACTCTTGTATAAAAAAATCTCGTTGATTTCCTTGAATTGTTTTCAAGTTCCCACTAATGTTCCGTCGGTTGCGCATGCTATTTCCCCCTCTTCGATATAGTTGAGTAATATTTCTTCTGCTTTTTCTCGACTGAAGCCATATGTAAAGCAAAAGTTTGTTAAATGATTTTCGAATTGTTCTTGGAATATTTCTTTCTTGTGCTCTTTCCACATTCCAGCTGCTAGAATCATTTGATTGAGTAATGCATTCATTCAATCTCCTGCCTGTCCGAATAAGATTTTCTCGATGTCAGCATTCTCTTTTTCTGCTTCATCGTCACGAATAGACTCTTCTGGCAGATACAGTTCTAAACACATCTTATTAATGCGAGAATGAACACGTCCTTCTTTGTAAATCTTCGCCAGATTTTCAATAGTTTTGTTTGATGTAAAGAAAGTGACTTTCTTATTTTCCAGTCGATAATCCACGATGTCGAAGAAAACTCGCTCTGCAAACTCACTAGGTTTTTCAATCGCAATGTCATCAATAACAAGTACCTCCACTTTTCGAAAGACTTGAATAATATCAATCTCCGATGTGGAGATTTCATTGCTAAATGTTTTTTTAATTTGTGAGAGTAAATCGTTCGCCTTTAGAAAAGCGATATCTACTCCATGCACTTTAACAAGTGCATTAGCAATGCTTGATGCCAGTCTCGTTTTTCCGGAACCCTTCTTTTCACTAAATAGATACAATCCTTTCCCTGCTTTTTTCATCTCTTCAAAGTTTTCGATAAATTTAACGGCAGCTTGTTTCGCAATTGTTGCCGTATCAATACTCTTTTGAGATTTATAAAGTAAAGGATTAAACGAACGGACAGTCGCTTCACGAAAAATAAAAGGGATTCCTGATAGATCAATCTTTCGTGAAATCTCGTTTTGTTTTTTGCGCTGTTCATAACAAGCACAGGGCTCATGCCATTCATCCGATTCTTCTCGAAATTCAGGTGTTCGTTTCGACCAATCTTTTTTCCAAATCCATCCCGAACCATCACAGGAACGATGTGGACACTTGTCAGAAGGAATAGTGAGAATTTCGACCGGATTCGATTCCAGCAAGGCGTTTGCGTCTTTCATTCGTTTCGCTAATTCTGGCCGACTCTTCAGGAGAGATTCCAGAGCTTGTCCTACTGTTTGAAGCATTGTTCATCCCTCGTTTCTTGTTTTGGTTGATTAAGATGGATTTAGTGTAATTTAGAGAGGTAGATCCATTCACACGTGTTTCCTTCATTGCTTGGATAACCCGCTCTTCTCCAAAATCATCAATTAGTGAACCTAACATCTCAGCAATGAATGAGCTGATTGTTCCAAATCCTTCTGACTCAAAAATTTGAAAAGCGTTTTTACGAGAAGTCTCTTTATCTATCTCTTTATTAAAATTATTAATGTTATTAACATTATTGTTTGTGTCTTTTTGTGGTTTTTCTGTGGTTTCATAATGGTTTGTTTGTGGTTCTTTTGTGGTTTCGTTTTTCTGATAATCAGTGTAATTACATATGGTTATGGTGGTTTTTTTCTTGTCAGTATTTTTTATAATCATTTCATCATCTTCTAATAATTTTAAAAATGACCTCACCTTTGTTTTTGACCATGACCAACGATCCATAAGTTTTAATTCAGAGGTTATAAAACTGCCTCTCTCAATCTTTATCATTTCATTTCCGAGAAGAACTTTACTTTCTTTATGATTGGCCATGAGCAATAAATCGACCCAGGCTTCGAACTTTGAAAATGAACGTTTTTCTTGAAAAAAAGGGTGCTCTTGAATCTTTCTGTGTAAACTAATCCACCCTGCCATGCCTTATCGCTTCCTTCCTCAGGCAGGACATCAAGGTATATGAATCATCTTGCCTGTGACTTTTGCTACCTCTTCTCGTATTAATTGCTCATCTGAATTACTATCGGAAAGATGCAATAACCAAATTTCTTTCAAGACCGATAAATCATTCGCCCTTAAAAAATCGAGCACATTCTCTAAGCTAAAATGCGACTTCATGATGCGATTTCGTAAGCCTTTTGGTAATCGTCCTGATTGGTTATTCTCGTCTAACACAGACTGACAATAGTTACACTCAAGCATTAAATGCGTAATACCTCTGAACTGATACTTGATGTAAAAAGTATCGGTGGCGAACAACAACTTTTCTTTCTTTTCGTTCATCAATATAAATCCAAATGGCTCAGAAACATCGTGCTGCACATCAAATCCTAAAATCGTCCATGTGCCGATTTTGAATAGGTGTTTAGCTTTTTGTTCATGAATTCGGTGATGTTGTAAGTCGATTGATTTTGCCGTTCCTGGACTCATATAACAATCAATACCAGCTTTCAAAAAACTCTTTAAACCTCCTACATGATCTTTATGTTCATGCGTGATTAAGCAGCCTTTTATATCTGTCGACTGAAAGTTTAATGCTTTTTGTACTTGCTTGAATGAAACGCCAGCTTCTAGGAGCAATGGCGTGTGACCGTCTGTTACGTAATAACAGTTACCTTTGCTCCCAGTGGCGATTGTCTTGATCTCAATCATTAGAAACCTGGTCCGTTTGATTCTGATTCAAAAACAGGTTCAGGTTCCGTCCCATCTTCAATTTGCTCCTCAAAAGGTTCTGTAATTTCACCTTTTTCCTTGTTCACGTAATCATCCATATCGAGGACTTCTTTATTTGCATTGGATTCAATTTCTTCTTGTATCTCTGCATCTTGAGATGCCTCATCGGATTTTTGGAAATGTGTCATCACAAGCGAATTATCATCCGATGTGTTCATTAGTTTTTTACATGCTCGGTTGATTACTGTCCGTTTGGCCATCTCTTGTGGAAACTTCTTGTGAGTCGACGAATCAGATTTTGGATTCATTTTCGATTGTCCCCAAGATTTTTCGATTTCTTCGATGGTCATAATCTCGTTAAATTCTGACCCATCTTTTTCGATAATCGTGCAATACGCCCCTATGATTTTGTTGTTCTGGCTTCCAAACTTTTGTTTGTGTACGAGATTGCAAACTCGTCCATTGACCATTTCATAATCAACTTCGTCACCTTCGTAAATAACTTGGGCATCGATGCTCTTAGCACCAGTCACACGTTTAGTTACTGCCATCGTGCCGAAGTAAGACCGTTGGAACGATAATGTAGAACCATAAGGGATAAAATAACCTTGTTTTTTCGCTGGGTTCAAACCTTGAACCACCATGTCCAGCAAGCTATTTGCGATACTATCTTTCGTGCATGCTTGCAACGCTGGCTTTCCGTTCTTATCTTTAGTTTCCTGTAGAGTTAGCCATGCAGATTTCATGGCATTCTCCGGACTATAGTCTGCAGGAAAGTGTAATTCCCCAGCCTCCTGAAATTCCTTCACTTTGTTTGCGACTATATCAACCGTATCTTTCTTGATTAGTGCTAATTCGCTCATTGTGATTCCTCCAGTAAGTTTTTATTTCTGTAGATATTGCCGATGACTTCAAATTCATCATCTTGCAACCAAACGTATTTCAGAATAAACGCACCATTTGATCCGTAAAACTCCGAGTCGTAATTATTCCAAATTTCATAAATGCCACTTTGATATTTGACTACTCCGACAAAATATTTATCAACTCTATGTCCGCCAGTTGTGTCGAAATCCATAAAACTAACAATATCCCCTTCATAAATCTCCACACCGTTCTTATCCTTTAGTCCTGTGTACTGCATGAGTGCATAGGTACCCGTACCATCAGGAGAGCTTCCTTCACCATTCTGAAGGTTGTAATAGTAGGCTAGATTATCGCCATCAAAGGAAATTGCGTCATGCACAACCGTTCCGCATACATGCATGCTTTTACAATCCCTATCCCAAACACGAAATTTAATTTGTCTCATTCTGATTCCTCCAAATACGAAATGTATTGGTTTCTTTTTTCTCGTAGGTGTTTCAACCGTTCCTTTTGTCTTTCAATTTCATCTGCGCAATTTTTAATAAAATCATTTGCATCATTTATTTGCGAATCTAATTTTGATAAATCCTTCTCAATTAATTCCCTAACATGACCATCGCATTTATTCATTGCGCTTCCTCCACTCGTAATGTTTTGTCCTGCTCGCTCACGATCAGGGAAACGATTTGTGTATCGATTGCATTTAGCTTCGTAACTGCCTCTGCGTTATCCACGAATATAGGTGCATAAATGCCATAATGCTCTGATAGCGTTTGGATAATATCTAGCCCAGCATTGATTCGCATCGCATTGTTCAACGAGCTGTAACCGACTCCGTTATAGGTTGTTTCGCACACTTCTTGCAGACCACCATTGATTTGGTTTTCAAACAATTTAAAGTTTGCTAGTTTGAATTTGCCGTTGATCTTGTCGGTTAAGAGATCCACTTTCGCTCGAATGAATTCCTCGGTTAAGTGCAATTCATGATCAAGCTTCTGAAACTCTGCAGCTAGTAGCGATTCGTTATCGGTTAAGTCCTGAATTCGCGCTTTTAAGTTCTCGACATTAGCTTGCGCTGCGATGACTGCATTCTTCTCACGCATTTCACTTCGCAGATCTCCAATTTCCGATTCAATGCCTTGAACAACTTCTTCCAATTCTTCTTTTTCCGATTGGGTAGAAGCTTTCAATTCATCAATTTGAATTTGCAGATTTTTGTATTCGGGTTCTTCTTTTACATCCCTCACGTTCGATTTAAGTGATTCTAATTCATTTGCAAGGTTTTGTTCAGAATCTACTAAATCGGCTAGAATCTGCTGTGACTTTGCTAGATTTTCAGTGTGATTTTGCAATCCCTCTTCGATTGGTAATTTACGTTCTGTGATTCGTTTGCCTTCTTCTGAAATTGCCAGTAAACGATTTGATTTATTTAAATTGAATGCCTCAAGTGCTTTTTGTTTAACCTCTTCAACTCTTTCTCCTTGAAGAGCTTGTCCGCATGTTGGACACTCAGTATTTCCATGAAACTCAAAACGTTCTTGATCAATCGAGTTCCATCTATTCCGTAATTCCACCAGCTGACGTTCAATGTTTTCAATAGAGTCATTGGACCACTTGATTTCCTGCTCGTATTTCTCGACTTCACGTTTGGCGAATTGAACGTTTTGTCTTGCTTCTTGCCATTTTGCTTGTTTTTCGCGTAATTCTTTTGTTTCTTCATTCGAAAATTCTTGTTCGAACGTTCTTAATGTTTGTGTTAGTTCCGTTATTTGCAGTTCTTTTTCTTTCACAGAATTACCATTACGAATGTTATTAATTTGATTGTTCGCTTGGTCAATTTGTAACTGAATCCCAGCAACTTCACCTTTCAATTCTTCTAGGTTTTCATTGCTTTCCGGAATAGATTTCGTGATTTCATCAATCCTCACTGGAATCGTCAATAGTTCTTCGTTAATTTTCTTGCGACGTTCGGCAATCACTTTTCGATGATCATCAATCGTGCGTCCTTTTAACAAAATAGGTAGTGCAGCTAGTTCTTTGTTTGTGGCATATACTTCTTCATCTGTCACATCACCACTGATCGTCAGGAGAATGTCACGACGATCTTTCCATTTCAGTTGCTCGTTGAAAAATGTGGGACTAGTAATCAGCTTGAACAAATCCTCTTTCACAATGGAATCGACAAATTCGGTGTATTCCTTTTTCTTCTTTGGCACACCATCGATGTAGTAATCCGTTTCATGTCCAGTGAAAGTAGATTCGGTAGATCCGCGTTTTCGAGTCCACACTTCCTTGTAGACTTTCTTTAATTCCACTTCGGTACCATCAATCTCGAATAACCCTTGAACAGAGTGATTTAAGTTGTGTAGCTCGTTACCGTTAGCATTTAGTGTCTTAATAGAAAAATCCTTGACGTTATGCGAATCCTTATCGAAAAGCAACCACACAAAGCCGTCGAATAACGTGGATTTACCAACGGCATTATCACCGTAAACATTGACTGAATTACCATTTAGAACTAGCGAAAAATTTTTAATCCCTTTGAAGTTCTCTAACTCCATTGAGAGCAATTTAATCGTTTTCAATTGACTGCCTCCTTGCCCCTTATGAAAGAATGTTGTATTCTATAGGGGACTTCTTAAGTTTTGGGTCCACTGTTGGTAGCAGTGGGCTATTTTTGTACATATAGCTCTGTCAGTCCCTTAAAAATGAGTTCTTTCACTTCGTAACCTTCCGCCAAACGCTCGTCCATTACTTCTACAACAGATGCCAAACTTGTATCTTTCGTGTCGATTCGCTCGACTGTTTTGTTAAATCCATCTTCAAAGTGCGCTTCCCATAAGTAGTACTCCTGTTCCACTTTTTCACCCCCTTTCAATGTTTTGTTTCGATACGTCCTCTAACTGAGTAAAATCAACCACAAGACGATAACCCCAGTGCTTGCAATACCCACGTTGAAAATCGAGCATTTCTTTTAATTCCTGCTGCGTTAATCGAAGTTCCAATTCACCGACAACAGGCTCAAAATATCTCTGGAAGAGAACGATGTATTCTTCGTTTGATAATTTCTTTATTGGTGTAATACGGACAGTTTTTTCCGACATTATTACTCCCCTAAATTTGTGATAAATATAAAGATTTGGCTTAACACAATCAGAGCAACAAACGGTGCACTTGCACCTAGAAATAGTTTTTCGCTTGAGTTAAGTGGAGCATCGAAGAAATAGTCTTCAATTCGTTTCATCATGATTCTTTATCCTCCAAGATTTTCGTATTTGTTGACTTAAGATACTTTTCTAGGAACCCACGACTCCACATAGCGAATTACTGTTTGCAATTCATGTCGCTTCACATCTTTATAAGAAGCAACTCCAAAGCGATCCTTGATTTCCCGATGCAGTTCGGGATATAACAGTCGCTTGTGTTCATCTGTTTCTGCGTGTTCGAACACTTTTGAACTGATTAGACGTTGTAAACGACGTTGTTCACCATGGTCCAATGTGATTTGGTTCTCCACTTTTTCTTTCAACTCATTTACTTCCACTTTCAAAACCTCTACTTCTTCAGAAGTTTCTAGTGATAGTCTCATAGAAGCTTTTAGTTGATCTTTTTCAGAAAGCACTCGTGGCTGATGAATTTGTTTTTCCATTTCTTCAAATCGAGTGACATAAGCTGCGGTGAACAACACACCTTTTTCACCAGTCATTTTGTTTGCAACCATGTCGCAACCTTTTTAAGTGATTAAAAAACATGGTTGTGTTTTGTTTTGCGAATTTTGATAGGTGCTTTCAATGAAAAAATCGGAGTGGGCGATTTCCCCCTGTCCTAAATACTCAATATAGGTTCTAATGCTTTTCATTAGTTCGTTATGCGATCTACCTACCATCTCCGCTACATCTCGACTATCTGTTACAAGTTGACCATCAATTGAAACCACTTTTAATTGACTCATTATTCCATCCTCCTAATCTTCTTTAAATAAGTGAAAGATATATTTGTCCAACAACCCAGCTAGTGTTAAAGATATGGATTCACTGTGCTATTACATCTGTATCTAACCATTTATCAATACAATCCAAATCAAAGATTAAAATCCCAGGACTCGGTCTACTGAAAGGTATAGCTTTTATCTTCACCAATCGATATAAAGTCGCTTCACTCATGGGACAATGAATAGATTCGAGATAACTAATTAACTGTTTCACTCCCCGTACTTTCCTCATTGGTCTGCACCTCCTTTAAGATATATTTTCTAACTACAGATTTTCTTTAGTTTATTTTCAAAAAAAATAATATCTGAAATGTTTACCTTTACAAGAGTTGAAAATTTATGTGCTACATCCATTCGAAAGACCTTCCGATACTTCTCATATTGAATATAAGTTTTTTCAGACATACCAAGCTTTTGCGCAATTTCAACTTGAGTGAATCCTCCTAGAATTCTTGCTTGTTCCAATGTGTACTTCATCAAATCACCTCCTTGTATTAAGAACTTTACTACAGAAAATCTGTAGTTGCAAGTATAAAAAGAAGAATTTCTGTATAAAATAATATTTTTAGAATAATATATACAGAAACACTGTACAAAACTACAGATAAAATGTAGAATAACTATTAAATGAAAGGGGAAGTTGCAAAGTGACTGTAGGAGATAAAATTAAAGAACTAAGAAAAGAGTATCGAATGACTCAAGAGGATTTAGCAAAAAAACTTAATGTAGCTCCAACTGCTGTTTCTGCTTGGGAACGAAATAAAAACCGGCCATTAATGGACAAGATTTCTATTATTTCTGAAATGTTTAATGTTCCTATTAGCCATTTTTTTGGTACAGAGGACATTGGAGCGACAGTTGAAACAGTATTATTGCCAGTGTATGGCAATATTAGTTGCGGAAAAGGATCCGTAGTGTATGAAACGATTGAGTCGTATGAAACAACTCCTAAAGATTGGCTCAACGGAGGGGACTATTTCTATTTGAAAGCTAAAGGGAATAGCATGATTGGTGCTAGAATTCACGAAGGAGACTTATTACTAATTCGCAAACAAGCTGAGGTTGAGAATGGTGAAATCGCAGCCATAGCTGTAGATGATGAAGTGCTTTTGAAACGAGTATTTAAAAATGGAAACTCTTTAATTTTACAATCCGAGAACCCCGAGTTCGCACCTATCTCTTATAACCCGAAAACGGATAAAAATATAGCAGTTATAGGTAAATTGAAAAAAGTTGTATTGACATTCTAAATAAATTAATGATCGGAGTTGAATTTAAGTGGCTTCTTACAAAGAAGTTTCTCCTGGAAAGTACAAGTTATATGTAGAACTCGGCTATGATGCTAAAGGAAAGAGAATAAGAAAAACAAAGACAGTGGAAGCCGGTGCACGTGAGGTAAAAAAATTGCTTTCTGCTTTTGAACAAGAGGTTTATAACTCCCAACATTTAGAAGTAGAAAAAATGAGCTTTTTGGCTTTCGCTGAAATATGGAAAACGTCTTTTGCTAAACGTAACTGGGCTTCTACTACTTATGAAAAAAACATGTTCATCTTAAATCAAATTTCACCCTACTTAGAATCGATGTATATTCAAAACATAAAAACTCTACATTTAGTACAATATTTCAAAGATGAAAGTGATAGAGGTGGGAAATCGCTCGTTAAAAAATATGAAGTACTTAAAAGTGTTTTCAAAAAAGCAGTCGAGTGGAATGTTTTAAAAACCAATCCCATGGACGGTATAGAAAAGCCTAAACCAAAAGTGAAAAAAAGAGAGTTTTACAATAAGAAAGAAATACAAAATCATTTAAGGATATTGGATCAACTGAATACCTATCAAAAACTAATAATAAAAGCAGCTTTAATCGGAGCTTTACGACGAGAAGAGATATTAGGAATTGCCACAGATGTAGTTGACTATGCAAACAATCAAATATTAATTAAAAGAGCACTTGTATACACTAAGGAACATGGACTTGAATTAAAGAAAACAAAAAACGGAGAAGAAAGAACTGTCACTTTTCCTGAAGATTTTATGCAGGAATTAAAAGAATTTTATATAAAAAAGTTAAATGAACGCATGGCAATGGGAAATCTTTGGAATGGTTTTAAGGGGCCAGAAGGAGATGATCTGTTTATGATATTTTCAAATGAATATGGTGTTCCTTTTAGACCCGACAGTGTAACACAGTTCTGGGGACGTATTGTTAAAAAGTACGGCTTAAAAAAGATATCCTTTCATGATCTTCGCCATTCTTCTGCCTCCCTTTTATTAAGTGAAGGAGTTAATATGAAAGTTATCCAAAATAGACTTGGCCATAAAAATATAAAAACAACGATGAATATATATGCTCATGCAACACTAGAAGATGATGAGAAAGCTAGCAATGTGTTTAAAAACCTTTTGTAA